CGCTTGGCCTGTCTTCTTAGATGCTCACCGAAGTTGATTACTTCGCAGCTATAGGAGGTTTACTTCTCTTGTCTCCACCGTTTGACCGTACCCGTGATAACTATGCGCAGCTCGGCTATGGAGTCGATCAGCGTAACTTCACCTTTGGGATGTACTATCCTGGAGGAGGTTATCTAGGGTCTCAGCAAATCTTAGGTCGATCTCTTCCTTGGCCTAACTATCATTTAATGATAGATCAGGTTGAGAAGGTTCCGACCCGAGATAATACGTCGGGTTATTACCCGTCCGGAAAGTGTTTTCACGTTTCCGTAGATCTGAGTAAACTCGGTCTAGAGTCCGATTTTAGTGGCTGGGGGCCTGGTCCCGATCGATTCGACATCGACGGCAGACCCTTTTGCACTCTTCATGGACATGACCAGTCTATGGAGAAATTGGGCATATACGGTGCTTCCGCTCTTGGTTATCCATACCATTTTAACGGAAGGTTATCTGATTCTATTCGTAATGATCTGAATGAGCAAGCATTTAATTACTTCTCAGACATTTTCCCTGAGGCAATTTCCTTCTCGGAATTCCTACAGGGTTTTACTCAACTTAAGGATTTAATCCCCAAAGTTGAGGAAAGCATTACGAAGACTTTATCTGGTGGGTATCTCAATAAAAGTTTCGGCTGGGATAATCTCCTGCCGGATCTTGAGACCCTCGGGAATATGTGCAGTATAGTTACTGAACGTATGGAATACTTCCACAGGACATTTAATGTCCCGACCCGATTAGGTTTCAGTCGTAAAGATGTACACGAATATAATCTTGATGATTTATCCGGGTCTATTTACGATTCGAACTACCAGACGAAGCGAATCCGTTGTGTCAAAGCAAGCGTAGATTTTCGAGCTACTGCCTGGATAAGGCAGCATCTCGATTTTATGCATGATTTGGCTGGATTCATCAGAGTTTTGATCGGTGCTTTGGGGTTGAACAATCCTATAAAAGCTTTCTGGAACACTGTTCCTCTAAGCTTTGTTGTGGATTGGTTCTTTGATACCTCACAGCATTTGGACAACCTTACTCGACTTAATCCGCCAATGGGATGGGACATGTTAAACATGACCAATTCCTTGACGTATACGTTCGAGTGGGAGGTTGAACAATTTAACCTGTACGATCACTCAGGAGGAACTCCTCTTGTGTCGTACCCGGCTAAAACGATCATTTACGATCGAGAAGTAGGTCTTTCGTTCGGCTGGCAACTGCTGAATCCAGCCGATCTGTCGCCAACTCAGCTCACCTTGCTTCTAGCCATGCTTCATCAACTTGGCTAGAGCTCAATGACGAGGAGTCAACTTTAATGGCATTAACTGATACACTTACACTAGACGGAGCTACCGGCACAGAGGCCACCTTTGCTCTTCAAGGAAGAGACAATTCGGGGTCTCGTCGCATCGATTCTGCGTCCACCCTTACCGAACCTCGTTTGCTTACAATTAAGCATTCGAAGACTGGTAACGGCGTTAACGCTATCGATCGGCATCTTGTTCAGCTCTCACGAACTGAGCTCGATTCCGCGACCGTACCGAGGACGGCTATAGTCAACTTGACTATCGCTGTTCCTCAGTCAGCTGTCTTTACCAATGCTGAGATTTATGACATGGTAGCTTACCTTGTCGATCTCATATCAGACGGTGGTTTCACCGGATCTGGTTTCACTGGTACCACAGCGCTAGCACAACTATTGCGGTCAGAGAGCTAGCCTTGAAACTTCCAAAACCTGGAAGGGATCAAGACGTTCTCTCCTGCTTAGTTATGACACTTGTACTGCTGTTCTGGACGTCTATGACGCTCTGGTTCAGCTTAAACACCTACTAAGTAACACTTAGCAAATGAGTGTTATGCCACCACGTTGGCCTTGGAAAGGACTCCTTAATTGGAACCTTCGAAAAGCCAAGTCAGTTATTATACTGACCTCCTAGAGCAGTTGCTCTGCTGCGATCCACTTAGTGTCGCATCATATACCTTAAAAAAGGACTGTTCTGTCTTACGACAAAGAGTCAGTTTTGAAGGCGTGTCTTTCCTAACTAAAACATTACCTAAATTAGGTAAAGCTTTAGATTTGGGTTTGGCATCGACCAACTTCTCGTTACCACGTGAGTTTAAACACTCGCATGGTCAACGTAGTATACCCGCATTTATGCAGGCGTACTTTAAGTTGATATTTGATGCAGAAGGCACTCTCCGGGGCGATGCATCGCCTGTCGCAGTTTCACACTGTCGACAGGTGCTGTATTTCGCGTATAAGCTTGAAGTCCCATTTACTGCAGAACAAAATCAGCGAGTTCTCGATGATTTTGTTCATACAGATGAGACTCTAGAGCTTAAGCTTGATAAAGATGCTCAAGAAATTCTTGAAGTTGCATCCTTTATCACTGCTGATGTCTTTGCTGGGTTCGACCCGAAAGATATCATACCGCGACATGGCCCTGGTGCTGTCGCAACTGGTGAACGGTTGGAAGAAAAGTGGGAATTTTCCCGCCTATACGACCAAATTCACCAGGTGTATCCCTACTATGATTATTTCATAGCAGGAGATGGCCGCGAGCTATTAGATCGATTGGATTGGTATAAGAATTTGGCACGTCTTGATCAAGGGCGTGCTAAAGTCGTACTTGTTCCAAAAGATTCTAGAGGTCCGCGTCTTATATCTTGTGAGCCCCTTGAATTTCAATGGGTTCAGCAGGGTCTCGGACGGAAGATAGTGTCCCATTTAGAATCCTATTGGATGACAAAAGGGAACATTAACTTCACGGATCAATCAATCAATCGCAAGTTAGCACTAGAGTCCTCTAGCCCTTACTTAACAAAAGGAGAAATCCCGAGTGTAAGGTCGAACGGCAACTTAACTTTTACCGGTGCTTTCGCAACGATAGATTTGAAAGATGCGTCAGACCGCGTGTCTCTCGAGCTTGTGAGACAGGTGTTCAAAAGAACACCTGATCTACTGCGAGCTCTCGAGGCGTGTAGAACTAGCTCGACACTCCTCCCTGATGGGAGGATTGTAGAATTTAATAAGTTTGCGCCCATGGGGTCAGCGTTGTGCTTTCCCGTTGAAGCGTATTGCTTTTGGGTTCTACTTGTCGCCGCTATTAGCCGCCATCGTAGAGAACGACAGCGAGTTGTGGCAAAGTCTGTATACGTCTATGGGGATGATATAATTATCCCCCAAGAGGTTGCAGAACTTAGCATTCAATTCTTAGAACTTTTCGCCCTCAAGGTGAATCGATCTAAGTGTTGTATCCATGGACCTTTTCGTGAGAGTTGTGGCATGGACGCCTTTAAGGGCGAACAAGTCACTCCAATCCGTTTAAAGACTCTATGGAGCGGACGCAAGACAGACGGTGCTGCCTATGTCTCTTATATCGCGACTGCTAATTTATTAGCAGCCAAAGGATATAAGGGATGTAGCGAGCTGATGTGGTCTAAACTTACAGAGGTCTATGGGGTTATACCCTATGGGACTCAGTATAGTTCCTACCCATGTCGGCTCGTGCATGACCCGGAGGTTGCAGAGGAGTATAACTCCCGAGCGTTCCGGACTCGTGAAAGCAGGAAGTACCAGCGAGTCGAGTATAGACTTAACATTGTCTCTCCTAAGAGAGTTAAGTCTAAGCTTGACGGCTGGCCTCGTCTATTGAGAAACATTGTTTCTCCAATGTACGGGGACCCGTCTTCCGTTGTTGTTCCTCGTTCAACGGTAATCAAACGAGGGTGGACCGCCATCTATTGATCAGGTAGATGGTAAGTGCGTAAGCACGCCCAATCTTGAACAAATGCT